GTTTCACTTATTGGGGCACTTTTAATTGTATCTATAACAGGGCTATGGAAATTAGGAGTTTCTGTATCTGCTATAGATTTTAACTGTATTCTTAACTTTGGGTATATACAATTATCTACACCAAGACCTCCTTGTGCTAATAAATGAAATGGAGGAGACTGCATTTCATAAGTAATTGGAAAAAAGCTAGGAGCTCTAGCCTCTAAATAATAAGTATTATAAGGAGGGCTTGTAAATGTATATTCTAACGCATAAGTATACCCTAATCCAAAGTTTATAGGAAAGTCGTAACCCACACTATCAGAACTAAATTCACTAGAGCCTGTCATATAGTTTAAATATTGACCTGTGTAATATTTTTCAAAATATGTATTATTTCCACCTACTTTAAACATCCAATCCTGTAACATTGAACCTGTCATATTACACTCTGAGTTTATTCTTACGCTTGCGTTACCGTAAGTCTCTGCCTTAGTAGCGTCTATTCCTTGAATAGTTTCAATTCCATCAGGGCTAAAATATTGATTTTGCCCATAGACATAAGTGTGAGGGTCGGTATATTCATTTGCATACCATCCATCATTAAGTGCAGTCATCCCTACCACCTCAGGAAAATCTAAATTATTATCTCTGTGGTATCTGTATATCTGACCTTCAACACCTTCATCATCTGCAAATTGCTCCCATAATTTTCTATTTACACCTTTTCCAATATATTCAATAGATGGTAACTTTATAAAAACAACTCCATCGTCATCGTTAGTTTCATCGTTAAAAAAGTGTGCGTATCTGAGAATCCAAGACATAGTTTCGTATTGCCATTTATTTTTATAATCCCTGTAAGTGCCGCCGTCTCCTAAAACATGAGCAACATCAGGTATATTTGTAACTCCTAAATCGTGGCAAGGTCTAAAGTCAACGCAAAGATAATCCCATTCTTCTTGCAAAGGTATAGTCTGATTAGGTATTTGACTATAACTGTGAAGATAGCCGCTAAAATTACCGCTATAAAAATTACTAGACTGTGCTACGCTTTCAGGTGTATCAAAGCATGAGCTAGGAGATAATATACTTTCTTGGGTAAATCTTACGCCAAATCCAACAGAGTCCTCCCAAGAAGTTAGTTCTGAGTCATCTGATGCAGACGGGTTTTGTAAGAGCATTAAGTCATTTGGTCTTCTTTTTTTGATACATTCAAGCTCGTTGTTGGCAGGGGGATTTAACGCCTCTGCCTTTTCAAATTTTTTATTTATTTCAATTTCATCTGCATTAATTATATATTGCTCAGTTTCTGACCAAAGGTTTTCTTCAAACGTTGATTTGTACGTCCACTCTGTTAAAACTTGGAAATAATCGTCTTTGTATATATATAAAGGGTTTATATTGTCGTTTATGTGCTGAGTTTCTTTGTCGTGAAAAAAACCACCCAAATTTATATTTCTATCTCCTCTAGTATCGTCAGCTATAACGTATATTCTATTTTGATTTAAACTGTCATTTTCATCAAGAAGAACTTCAAATACGGGTATTGCAGGAGCTTTATCTACTTCTCCATATAATATTGGTATTGGTCTACCAAAGTATTCCTTATTATAACATGATTTTTTGTAGCCCATATTTGCACGAGGAACTTTTTTAGAAAGTTTATCTTCAGTATTATCCTCTAAAGACATTTGGCATATTATCTCGTCATGTCTTATTTTTTTTATTTTACCCCTGTAAACCAACGCACAATCTTGCAAAGTTCTACATGAATTTGTTTTAAAAAATATGTCGACAGTCT